ATAACCATCTTCGTCCTTAGTGGACATCCAACGACCAACATGAATATATTCAGTTGAGTCAACGTTGGCTTTAATGGTTAGGTTACCAGCAGTAGCGTCATCAAGATAAGCCAGCGCGCCAGCAGTAGGCGTACCAGTAATCATATTGGTTACAACATAACCCTTCTTAAGGACGGCTACTTTACCACCCTTTTGGACTTCATCTTTGTGCCAGTTGATGTGTTGGCGAGTGAGGTCAAGGTTAACTACATCGTTGAGCAGAACGCCCACAGGAATAACATCATTCGCTGCGGCTGTATATGCTACTTTTGCACCAGCTTGATCCATAGCTGCACCAGATCCAGCGCTTGCAAGGGCAACAACCCCTCCACGCTCTGCTGTGCCAGCATTGTAGAAATAGCTAATGTCTACATCGAGTTCATTTCTATCAGCTTTCAAAGCCATGTTAATGTCTCCTTAAAACATATTACTTATTAAGAGTTGCCGTTGAACGAAGAACGTTGGATTCAAGCCATTCGCTAGCACTTGCTCGTAACTCATCACTTGAGTCATCGCCAGCGTCGGCCAATGCAGCTTCAACTTCTTCTTCTACATCTTCAAGAACTTCAGCTTCAGCTTCAGCTTCTGCTTCGTCAGTTTCTTCTTCCGTAGCTTCATCAGCTTCGGTAGCTTCTACTTCTTCAGCTTTGGGCTTTCCAGCTTCTGGCTTATCTTCTTCTTCGTCTTCGTCCTTTTTCTTCGGGGGAAATTCGCCCTTCTTTTTCATCAAAGCGACAATTTCCTCGAACATTTCGTCATTTGCTTCGGCAAACTTCTCAATAGTTGCTTCAGCTTCCTCGCCCTCTACGCCAACTTCAAGAAGCGCGGTCTTGCGAGCCAGCAATTTCTTTTCAGCTGCGTGAGCTTCGATTTTTTCGTTGGCGCTAGCCAACTCTTCGTCCTTCTTAGCAATTGCTTCTTCTAACTCAGCAACTTTAGCTTGAGCAGCTTCAATAGCGGCTTGGGCTTCAGCAATAGCTTCGTCTTTTTCAGAAGCAGTAGCTTCAAAAGCTTCAATCTTTGATTGAAATTCTTCGTCTTTCTGCTTGGTAATTTCAGCCTTAAGAGCATCAGAGGCTTTCTTAGCGGTGGCCAGTTCAGCCTTAAGCTCTTCTACCTGTTCTCTGAGAACGTCAGACATATCTTTATTCTCCATATTAGTAAAACTATAGTTATTTATTTCTTCTGCTTGCGAAGATTGGAAAGGATCAACATCATTTAAAATAAGGCTTCTTGGATTGGCGGGATTGCTAACAAGCCCTTTTCCAGAAAATGCAATATTTCTTAGAAGTCGTCCTATCGTATATCCATCATACTTACCTTCTCCTCCATATGCTCTAAGGTATTTAGTCAAAAATGCCGAAGATTCGTCTCTTGCTATAATTTTTTGATCACCGTCAGGTGTAACTACAGCGTAATCGAAATCATTAAACAAACACTCCATTGAAACAAACCATTTTCCCTCTTCAATTTGAGAAATGATTTTTTGCATTCTTTCACTTAGTTCTGGAGTAGTCCAGCTATTGTAAAGAACAGCACTTGTTGCAATGTCGAACTTGTTGTTTCCGGCAATACTGTTTATTTCATTGCCTTCTTGGTCTATAACAACACTCCCTGTTATATGACCAATAATGTCAGATTCGTCGTGCATAAAATTGAACTGCTTATTTACGGGAGTATCCTTAGCAGTCCATACTTCCTCTGTTGCGAAAACATCATCATTCTTGTTCCATCCTGTTGAAACCAAGATGGAGTTCAAGTAATAAAGGTCAAACTGATCTTTATCGTCAGCTTCAGACTTTTCTTGAGCAACAACTAATTGTTTAATGCTCTCTTTTTGCCTTTTGCTTGGAATGTAAGTAGTAACGGGAGAAGCATATGCAATGCTTGCGTTAGACTTAATTTGATCTTCAAGACCAGAATCTATTTCATTTTGATATATTTTCATGTATCACCTCAAAAGAATATACACCATAAACAGAAATAATTGTTAAAAACGTTACTCTGTTTTACTTAAAGCATAGCTGGAAACATTGATCTGTCTAACCTCATCAATATTGGGTTCTCTTCCATTTCTACCCAAGAAGTCTTCTTTTAATTCTGCCAGTAGCAAGGCGGTGCTAGAAGCAATAGAAATAGGCTTCTTAAGCAAGGCGCTTATAACGTCAGGCGTTATCTCTATAAAAGGCTCCATATTGCAGAGTATGCAAAGCTTTAGATGTTCCAGTTGTTCTGTTTCGCTCTTAGTCAAAGACCTTAGATTACCTTTGCCAAAATGAGATAATATAGCAGGGTTAATAACTTTCGATATTTGACTTTGGGTTTTTGTCGCCCATAAAGAAATATTTACAAACTCAGAATTGACAGACTCTCTAGGCTTAACCTCTTTTTGTTTTCTCTTTTCTTTATCCTTGGAGTTCTTTGGCCTACCATCTTCTGGTCTTCCAGTTGGGTTAAACTTTTCTTGGGGAGGAGCTGGTTCGTTTTCTTTTCTCTTTTGCTCCTTGTCAAGCCTTTTGTCTTCTTTTTCTTCTTTTTGGTTTTCAATGCTAATCTTATCTCTTCTGTCTTGCGGGTCTGTAAGAGGATGATTACCAGTATCAGGAGAAGGAACCAAGCCAAAGTCTTCTGGCTGCATAGAGTCTTTGGTAAGAGCAATCTTTTCAAGATCGTTGCGGTGTTGAGGATTGTGATAAGGCCCAGCTTTTGGAGGCATGGATTCTCTATTCCTATCTTTTACTTCTCGACGAATTCTAATCTTCTCAATTTCAGGAATTTCCCCAAACCGCTCAACAAGCGTTTCAGAGCTAATAACGTTTCTGTCGGCAAGCTGGATAAGTAAATTCTTCTCAGAAGCTTCATCAGAAAGAACCATTTGATCAAAGTGGATTTTAGCGGGAAGCCTGAAGCCCATCGCCTTTTGAACTATCTCTAGTTCTGTATTCCACCAATTAACCAATATTTGACGACCATACTCCAAACGCTCAACAAGAGTTTTAAGACTAATAAAATTATTAGTGAAGCCACCGCCAGTAGAGGCCATGCCGGTGAGGGTAGGAGGAATACCAAGGCCAGCATATATGTTTGTAAGTACTGGTTCATATTTTTCTTTCCCTAAGAACCTAAACACTTGAGTACTAGATTCTGTAAATTTTAGTTCTGGCCCCCATACAAGATCCATTGTGCCACCACCAACATTGCTAGCTAATATATTTCTTAGCTTATTAATAGCAGCTTTAGTTGGAAGTATTTTATTATCTAGATCTCCAAGGCTCCAAAGTCTTATATTAGAAATAGCACCATCAAGGGCGGATATGTCTGCTAGCTTCATCTTTTCTAGCATTATAATGTCATCAAGAATAGCATAGATCATTGGGTTAGCCCAAACAAGCCAATCATCTTTCTTGTAGTAATGGACTGATACTTTTTCAGGATCTAAAGGAACCATAGTATCGCCTTCTTTTATGGCCTTCAAGATATCTGGAGGAAGCATTGATGTTAAAGTCTTGGTGCTAGAGGTATGTCCATTAAGACCTCTATTTGCTAAGTTCCTTACAAGCTTAGATACTTTTAGAGCGTATTGTGGCTGCCCAACAAAAGTTGCTAGCTCATTTCCCATAACCTCAATAGATAGAGGATTTAAGAAATCAAACTTCCAAGGTATTTCTCTTTTGGGAACTTTGAGATCAATTATATCCATATCAGTTTCACCCATAGAGCGAAGCTGTCTTTCTGTTCTCTTGTTTATTTTAGCTGTTCTTCTTTTTACGACTACGTTTCCACACCTATACAGGGTGTTTAAAAACCTTTCGCTTCTTTCTCTTCCTCCGATTTTTTGAAACCAAGCTCGGAAAAATTTTTCAATTCTCTTGTTTGGATGAACGATGTTAATTCCTTGACCGGCAAAGTCTGCCATAAGGTCAATAACATTTCTAATTATCCCAACCTTGTCATAGGCAGACATGCACATCTTTATCGCTTCTTTTTGGCGTTGAGGAACAGACTCAGCACCACGAAAGCGATTATAGTCTTCTCTAGTAAATCCAGTTCTTACTGAGCGATTGGGTTCTAAATCTAGAAAAGATCTACGATTATAGGCTGTGGCCTTTTGAATACCATCATAAGAATCAATATTGTCTGAGGTGTCAGCAAGGGCTTGTTGTTTTCCAGAGTCGTCAGACCAAGTAACAAAAGCTTGGACTTTTTGCTGATCTTGAATTGGGTCTTTGGCCATTTTTTTACCTATTGAATTGTAATTGGAATGATTAGAGAATTAATCTAACTGATTATACACCAAACTAGTAAACATCCTTCATTCCTTCTGTAAACCAAGACGGCCCTACATATTCCGGGCCTTCTGTTTTGCCCAGTACGCCTCCTGCAAAACCACCAATAGTATCATAAACGCGAGGTGGAGGTGTGCGCAATATCTTTCTTGCAGACATGTTCGCCATAATTAAAGAAGAGTATCTA